CGATATGGATCATATCGTTCGCTACAAGGCCTAAGGATCACTTCATTGTGTATCCAGGCCCCATGTAGTGCACTCTCCGCAAGCACCTTGCGGGGAGGACGGCACCGTAATTTACAGTGTCGTCATCTACCCATGGGTAGATACGCAGCACTCATAGAGTGTACGGAGGAGGATCGTCGAGGCAGCTCTCTGCCTCCAAACCTCCTGACGGGGGTGCTATGGCACCCAGCTCCTGGTTTTGAACCAAGGAGCTATGAAGGTTTAAGCCTTCTACCTGTTCAGGATTCCTGAACAGGATGCCCATGTATTCATGGACAGCGGTCCTGTTGCTAACAACAAGGTCCTCGACATACCCGATGTCGGGTAGGTCGCTACGTACAGATTTATCTGGACGTACTGGATTAAAGGTGAGACCTTTTATCCCTATGGAAGTAACCCCTGGATACTTCCATTCCGTGGTGCGAACAATGTCCGCACACACTACTGCATGAAGATTGGATCTTCCTGCATTTCTACCAAAGAAATTGATAGAACCCTGATCAATAAGAGGCTTATTGACAGACACTTCCTCGATCCTACCGAGGAAGAATATCGCGGGATGTATTAACATCACACGAGACGTACGATCACGATTTGATCGTACGTAATCGCAAATCTTTTTTGCGAGCCGTTTGTCTTGTGAGACAAGACAAACCTCACCACGAATATGTGGTGATTCCCTTACTCTTATCAAGAGTAAGGGGTCCGTCTCAAAGAACATATTGAGACGGTCGACAACGAGAGGAAGATCCTTCCCTCTCATTATGACATCCATAAAGCTATGGATGTCAAGCCTCGAAAGTTCTTTCGGGGCTTCAGGACGGAATTTCCAATTCCATCCTAGCGACATAATGTCGCGGTGCCGATACGGCACCACGAAGTACGGATCACGATTCAGTACTTCGAAACCTGGACGTCTCCAACGTTCCAGGTACTCAGAGATTCTCTGAGAATCGAACCATCTCCAGAGAGATGCTTCGGTGGTGTTCCCTCTCTTAGAGGAAACATCTGCTTTTACCATCAAGTTAGGTAAAAGAATACCACGGAAAAGGTTTCCGTAGTACACCCTCTTTACGATTTTAAAGAAGGTCTGACCAGGGGTTTCTAAGATACCCCTAGGTAACGAACGTAGTAGTTCGTAGTGCTCCTCCGATGGAGGAGTCAAAATGGATTTCTCAGGAATCCATTTTCGCATCCTATCCATAGTGGGTAGGATGAGGTGGTGTTTCATAACACCACCCTTCGGTTTATCCGAAGAGACGTATTGGTGAGACCAATATTTCGTCATCTGTCGCTCCATTCTATAGAGCGACTCGGCTGGAGACTTGCTCTTCAGTCGAATGACCTCAGAGATAAACTCTGGGTCCGGGTCATATGACCCGTCCCCCCCTATTTCAATAGGGAGGTAGGGGCATAGACATTCTATGTCCCTTGGTACTACCAGTTTTTGTAGTACTTGTGCCGTGGAATAAATTTCACGGGCACGGTCACTAGATGTATCTATGACCCATCGCGCTTCTTTGCCAAGGAGCGCGAATCTCCCAACATTGGTTTGGGAGTACAGATTCGTTTCTACCTTTACTGGTAATAGCAAACGAATCCGGGGATAGTCAAGGTACTTGACTTCCCTTCCACGCCATATTGCATGGCGTGTTGATTCCAAAGAATTCTTTGGAACAAGCGAGCCTTCCTCACAGTAAAAGAGGAGGTGCTTACTATCAAATGTATCGTCAATTGATAGTTTCCACCCACCGGTGGAAGCAGCTGTTTCGAAAAACGGCTGCAGCTTGGCATTAGGCCAAGTGACGGCGTAGAGGACAACTACGTCGTCGCCTACAAGACTGTAGGCCGCGCCCAAAAACTTTGGGCGCGTTGGCTTGCGCTCAGCAAGCCCTACAACCTTGAGAGTCTCAATGTTGTAAGGTCTCAATGAGACCGTTCGTTCTATGTCCTTATTAGAACGATACTCTCCCAGGGGAGAGTCCTGCAACGCCTTCCTGACGTTGTAGTCCTGACCAATGGTCAGTACGACCTTTGTGAAAAGGTCCCCCATCAAGAAACCTCTTGATGTGGAGAACCGGTTGTAACGGTTCATCCGCGTTTTGTAAAATACAGAACGCGGAGACGTATAATACGTCTTGGCCAATAGGATTAATCCTGTTGGCTGATTGCGACAAGAAGTTTGCCGCAATAACTCGGACCAGACGGCCCGAGCAAACCACCAATTTCCAAAATCGGTGGCCTCCTCAAGGTCTGTACAAAAACCTTGAGTGGGGTGGCTATCGAAGCCATCCCATGATGGCGCCTCTGGCGACATCTGCTCATGGAGAAATCTCCATAAGTTTCTATCGGCTTTCAAGCCGCTAGATGTTTCTGCAGAGACTACTGCAGGAACTAGGGCATGGGCGAAGGCGCCCATGACCAACTGGTACGCATAGTGCGCAACAGTGATGGACCGAGCCTTGCTCTGGTCCTCGACGCAGTGATATCTTACACTGCGTGTTCTCCATGGAGAACTGAGCAGTTCATGGACTGCCCAACTGATAAGATCATGAGATGATCTTACAGGCCTTGGTACACAAGGCGTGGCCTCAAGAGTCTTGAGGTCATAGGTCGCACAAAGAACTTTGTGCGACGCTAGGTACAACAAGTACCTAGTCTGACCACCGACGTATTCTCGTCGTTGGCCCGGAAGATAATTGATATCTTCCGCCAATCCAGCCTTCTGTGGAGACTGGAGACAGGCTTTCGGTCCCACCGAAACCTGAGCGTCGAGACCCGTAACGTTCTCGGCGCGGATGCAGGATTGTAACACTCCTACATCGACATCCAAAGAGGATGTAGGTTCCGTAACCGTTTTACGGAACTTGAGTAATGATTTCTCTATCATTACTGAGTCGCAAAGACCCGTTGCTCTGGACTGAGTCCAAAGTAACAAACATCGAAATCTATCAGTTTTCGATGTAATACTTCCAACAATCTTGTTGAAAGTTCTCAGATACCCAAGATGGGATCTGAGCGCCCCTGTGAAGGGGACAGTAACACCTCTAGAAGAGATGTTACTCTCAGCCGCAGACTTGCGGGTGAGTTTCTTCAGTTTCTTTAAACTGGAGATAAAATGTGCATAGTTGCATGCACATCCCTCTAACACGTAACGCGTTAGAGAATCGATGACTGCATAGTCATCGAGTCCTTCCATAAGGTATGGAAAGACAACACCGTTAGCGGTGTAGAACCATTGTCTAATGGTTCTGAGCTTGCCCTCTTTTAGAAGGCAAGATACCTTATTTTGAAAAAATAAGGAATACCTCCCGTAGAGACGGGAGAGTATAAACTTATACTGGAGAGTCCAGTGTAAGTCACACAGGAAGAGGCTTCCTGGGTGAAGACGGCCGTATAAGCCGTTATTCCTGCGAAACTTCGCAGGAACTGTCCTGACAAAAAAGTCAGGGCAACTATCTGTTTGCAGATAGTAAGCTTTGAGTTTGGCATCAAAGCTGGCCCCATGGGGCACGATCGCTCTCTGACCACCCCTACCTACAGTAGGTATAGGGGGCGACCAGCGTAACTCGTCGCTTGCCAACGACGCGTCCGACATGCTTATGTCG